TTACCGATTATATTTTAGCTTCAACTGCATTATATTCTCAATGGAAGTGGGCTATATGCTCATTTGAAAATACGCCTGCATCTTTTCACGCTACTAAATTGGCTGAAAAATTAGGCGGCAAAGCATTTGATTACAGAAAAGACCCATTAAATAGGTTAAGTGAGTTTGATTTAGACCTAATACTGCCATTTATTTCAAGTAATTTCTTTTTTATCAATACATCCGAAACTGATATAACGATAGACGGAATAATAGCCAAAACAGCCGAATTGGTTAAGAGAAAAGGCATTAACGGCTTATTAATTGACCCATGGAATTACATTGAACATAACATACCAATAGGCACCAGCGAAACAAATTATATTTCAGAGGCACTAACTAAAATTAAACGTTCCGCAATGAAATTAGGTATTCATATTATAATTATTGCACATCCGGCAAAGCTGCAAAAGATACAAGGAAGTAAAAAATATGAAGTTCCAACCATGTATTCAATTTCAGGATCAGCACATTTTAACAATAAAACAGATAACGGATTAACTGTATATAGAGACTATGAAACCAATACCGTTGAGGTTCATATTCAGAAAGTTAGGTACTCATGGTTAGGGTCTATCGGTGCTATACAATATAATTATAATACATATACCCGTCAGTATCAATTAATTGATGGCATGGCTTAAGCCAGGCTATGGCCAGGCTATAACATGGCTTAAGCCAGGCTATAACATGGCTTAAGCAACCCTTAAGCATTAAAGAAAAGAAAAGAAAAGAAAAGAAAAATATATTACGCATTTTGCCTTTTCAGGCAATGCTAAAAACCATACCTTTGTTAACCTTAGATTTTAGGCTACCGGAGTAGAGGGATATGCTTCGGTAGCATTTTTTAAATTAACTTTGTTCTGAATAATCAATAAAAATCAATTTATGGCAGGAAAAGGAGGAGCAAGACCGGGAGCAGGTAGAAAAACCATAGCACAAGAATTAGGTACAGCAGATTTGGCTAAAAAGGCTTTAATTGAAAGATATGGTTCATTGGAATTATCGTTAAAATCGTTATTAGATTCAGGAGAACCGGCATTAATTAAATTCGTACACGAACACGCATTTGGGAAACCTACTGAAAAGGTAGAACATTCAGGTACGACTACCAGCATGGTAATAAGCTATGAACTACAGAAAGGAAACGAAATGATAGCCAATGAAAGTAACTCCGGTATTTGATGCTAATTTCAAGGCATATAAACAAGGATGGAATATAATCTGCAATCAAGGCGGAAGCCGTTCCGGGAAAACCTACTCAATTACACAGCTACTGATACTAATTGCGCTCAATGAACCAATGAAGCGCATTAGCATTGTTTCTCATTCATTGCCACACATTAAGAGGGGAGCGTATAGGGATTTTAAAATTATCATGAATGAGTTGAACTTATGGAATGATAATAATTTCAGTTATTCCGATTTCATTTATACGTTTCCAAATGGCAGCTATATTGAACTTTTCGGGCTGGAAGATGAGGGAAAGGCACGTGGACCAGGGCGAGATATTTTATTTATAAACGAGGCTAACCTGCTAAAAAAGATATTGTACGATCAATTAGCCATGAGAACTAAGGGCGCAATATTTTTAGATTGGAATCCGGCTGACTTTGTTAGTTGGGTTTATGCTATTGCAGACGATAAGAAAAACAAGCTAATACACAGCACATACAAGAACAATTTAGCCAATTTAAGCGCACAGCAAATAGGTTATATTGAGGGATACAAAGACTTGCCAGATGACTTTATGTGGAAAGTTTACGGATTAGGTCAGCGAGGGGCGGCAAAGGAATTGATTTATACTCAATGGAAGATTGTAAATGATTTGCCGGGCAAAGGCGATGTATTCTACGGTTTAGATTTTGGATACAATCACCCAGCGGCATTTGTAAAAGTTGAATATTACGAGGGGTGCAACTATGTGCAAGAACTTATTTATCAATCCGGCTTAACATTAACCGAGTTACTGGCTAAGATTAAAACTTTTGACATTGGCAGGGGGGTAATTTATGCTGATGCTGCAGAACCTAAATCAATTGAAGAAATTTACAGAGCCGGAATAAACATTCATGCTGCGAATAAAGATGTTTGGGCTGGAATTGTAAAGGTTAAGTCGTTCCCTCTATACGTTACCGCTGGAAGCGTAAACCTACAAAATGAACTGCAATCTTACAAGTGGAAAAAGGATAAAGAGGATAAAGTTATTGACGAACCGGTTAAAGCCAATGATGATGGATGCGATGCGTTACGTTATGCGATATACAATTATCACGATAAACCCAAATTCTCCCCCATAGTTGGTTAAAATTATTTGTATCTTTACCAAATAAATTATATAAATGAGTTTATTTAATTCACTTCAATTGTGGTTAAGAGGTGGCGCAAAGATGCCAATTAACAACGGGGTCGAATCTACTATACAACGAATTAACCAGGGAACTGTTACATGGCAGGGGGTAGATGCCAGTAAGCAGGTTGAAGACGGCTACAATGGCAATGATATTGTTTACAGCTGCATAAAATTAATAGCCGACAAGGCTAAACTTGCACCATGGTATGAATATAAGGTGGTTGATAAGAAAGCGTACAAGGAATACAGACAGAAAACAGCACAGCCCGATAAGGTAACGGATTGGAAGGGAGTAAAGGCATTGCATACCAAGGCACTTGAATTAGTGGGCAAACAGACTAAGATTAGTGATTTGCTTATTTACCCAAATGCCGATGATACATGGAGCGACCTTATCGAAGCTGCAGTATCATACAAACTAATTACCGGCAATGATTACATTTACGGTAAGACTATCACAGCCGGAGTAAACAAGGGATTACCTAACAGCTTGCATGTATTGCCGGCGCAATATATGCAGATACTTACCAACATGGCAGCGTTCCCGGTGGAAGCTGTAGGGTATGCATTAATGATAGGTAAGATTGTAAACTTCACACGCTCGGAAATATTGCACGATAAATTCTTTAATCCAGACTGGGATGCCAACGGGATGCAATTATATGGATTGAGCCCGTTACAAGCTGCTGCAAAGGTATTAACACGCAGCAACCAGGGTAAGGAATACGCTGTTAGTGCTTACCAAAATGGTGGTCCTCCCGGAGTGTTATTCGTAAAGAAAGATCAAGGATTTAACGGTGTTGACTTAACCGCTCAGGTTGACTTAATTAAGGAGCGTTTGAAGCAATACGAGGGAAGTAAGAACGCTAATAAAATACCGGTGAGCGGTTTTGAAATTGGATACCAACAAATTGGACTTAGCCCGGTGGATATGGACATACTCGATGCAGAAATCTTCGACATGAGAGCCATTTGCAATATTTACGGAGTTCCATCGCAGCTATTAAACGACCCTAACAATAAAACATACAACAACCAGGCGGAGGGCGAAAAGGCATTAACTACACGTTGCGCATTGCCGCTGTTAACCGCTTTGCGTGATAATTTTAACAGAAAAATAAATAACGATTGGAATAATGGAAGCGATACCGTTATTGACTTTGATTTGAGCGTTTATAGCGAATTAGAGGGCAATAAATTAGAACAAGTTAATTGGCTCGAAAAGTCATTATTGCCATTATACCGCCGCTATGAGATATTAGGGGAATCAGTGCCGGAGTGGATGGACGAAGCGACTCGTAACACTATCTTAGTGCCAAGTGGCTACCAGCCATTGGAGGAAACCTTAATGCCAGTTCCTGACCTACAAAATCCTTACAATGCTACGCCATAGCACATTCGACAAATATTATAAATCCATCGTAGCAAAGCACGATGCGAAGATGGCAGCGCAGTTACGCAAACAGATCGAAGCCGGTATTGACAATTACAAGTCAAGCGGTGCAATCGGTCAACTACCAACGGAGGGCATTAATGATGCTATTACTGAATTGTTTACCGATGCGGCTGTAATGTGGGGGCGGTATGTTCAAAAGACACTACCAAAGGTGGAGGAAAAGAAATCGGAGGGGTTAGATCAGTTTATACGAATAGTTAAGAAGTTTTTCAGCTACTACTTCATGGATAGGTCGGTAACACAAATTACAGAAACTACCAGGGCATTTATGCTGCAAGTCATTAACGATGGCATAGATAACGGATTAGGCGAAGACGAGATAGTTCGTAATCTTAGAGAATCGAACCTTACCAATGCAAGGGCGCGGCTAATTACCCGTACCGAAACTGGCAGGGCAATGAATACCGGTGCAATGCTATCAGCTGCCACTTCCAGAGTGGTAATGGATAAGGTTTGGATTTCAGCACAGGATAACCGTACCAGACGTTTGCCGCGTGATAATTACGATCATTTGCATATGAAAGGAAAACAAGTTCCGTACGATGGAGTTTTTATAGTACCGAGTACACAATCAATTGACTTAATGAGTTATCCTGGGGATAGTGCAGGTAGTGCCGGTAATGTTTGCAATTGCAGATGCACAGTGGCATTTGTTCCCAAAAGAGATGCCAGCGGTAATTTGCAATTGGTTGACTTAAACAACCCAACGCAGCGAAATAATATTTATCGTTCAATTGTTTTAAATAATTCATAATTTTACACTATGAAACAATTTACTACCAAGTCGGTTGACAGTAACATTATAGACATAGACACTACAACCAGAAAGGTTAAGGCTGTTTGGTCAACTACTGAAATAATGGATTTGGATAATGATATTATTGCATCCGGGGCGTTTTCTAAATCTATTAACGAGAGAGGACCAGGGGGCAAAAATCTTATTTGGTCATTAATTGACCATAAAGCGGACATAAAACATACCATTGGTAAGCCGGAGGAATTATATGTACAAGGCAATCAATTAATTGCGGTAACGCCAATAATTAAAACGGAGGCTGGCGAAGACGCTTTAAAATTATACGAGGCAGGCGTCGCTAACCAGCATTCAATTGGCTTTTCAACTATTATTTCAGATACTAATAAAGATACCGGTGTACGAACTATTAAGGAATTGAAATTATACGAGGGTAGTTTAGTTTTGTGGGGTGCGAATCCTGAAACGCCAACATTGAGTGTTAAGGGGATGCGGCCGGAGGAAGCAAAAGAAAAGGTAGCAAAGCGGTTAGATTTACTATACAAGGCATTCAAGAATGGCAAATTTACCGATGATACATTTAGTCTAATAGAAATAGAAATAGAACAGCTTAAAAAGGCAATTATTGACATTTCAGCGCAACCCGTAACAACAGTTGAGCCCGATAACAGTAAGCTAATTGAAGCTATCAAAACTTTTAATAACACTCTAAAAAAATAAATAATGAGTTTAGAAATTGAAATCAAAGCAATGGCAGACACTTTAGCTGCTATTCAGGCAAAAGCCGAAAAGTCTGGCACCGACAGCGCAGAAGCTGTAAGACTTGCAAACGAGTTTAAAGGCAGATTGGATAATGGCAATTTCGCTAATGCAGGCGATTTAGCTACCTTAAAAAGCGAAATGCAAGCGCAATTCGACAATCTTGCTACAGAGCAAAAGAAAGGCGTACCGGCCGAGCCAGTTAGCTTTAAAAGTGAGTTAGCTACCAACATGAACGAAGCTAAAGAAGGCTTCGAAAAAATGTTGCGTGAGGGTAAAGGTTCAAGAGTTGATTTTGAATTGAAAGCCGTTGGTGACATGACCTTTGCGAACAACTTTGCTACAGCAGACAGTTCTGTAACATTTGTTAAGCCGGGCATTATCGAATTGCCAAAGCGCAAACTTCACATTCGTGAATTATTGCAAGTTGGTGGCATGGGCAATAAATCAAACTTCGACTTTGTAAAAGAGATTGTAGGTGAGGGCGCGCCGGCTTCAATTGGTGAGGGTGCTACTAAGCCACAGTTCGACTTAGATTTGCAAGAAAGCAGCGTAAAAGCTGAATGGATTGCAGGTTGGTTAAGAATTAGCCGCAATATGTTGGATGACGTGGAGGGTATGACTACATTCTTAGGTAGCCGCTTACCTGAATTGTTACTTCGCGTAGAAGATAGCCAATTGTTAAGCGGTACCGGTACTTCGCCGCAGTTAAAGGGCTTGATGACAGCTGGTAACTTTACCGCTGCAAGTTCTGCCGCTACTGTAGATGTAGAGCAAATTATTCAAGCTATTTCACAGTTAGAAAGTGCTGATCGTGAGGCGAACGGTGTATTAGTTAATCCAGCCGATTACTATAACATCATGCTTACCAAGTCTGCAGGATCTGGCGAATATGATTTACCTTACAGCTTGGTGCAAATTGTTAATGGTCAATTGATCATTGCAGGTGTGCCGGTTTATAAGTCAACAGCGATGACTGTAGATAAATTCTTAGTTGGTGATTGGACTATGGGTGCAAACCTTATCTTCCGTGAGCCAGCTAAATTGCAATTCTTCTATGAAGACGGTACGAATGTTCGTGAGAACAAGGTTACTGTAAGAATTGAAGAGAGAGTAGCGTTCCCTGTTTACGGTAACGATTACTTCATCCTTGGCGATTTTGGGCAAATTGCGTAGTTTCTTTTTGTTTGTTGCATATATATTTTGGTTAACCCCCGGTGTTTCTACATTGGGGGTTTTTTATTATCTTCGCTAAAAATTTAACATGGCAAAAGCGAAAATATTAAGAGAATTTACCGACAAATACAATGGCAAAAAGTACCCTAAAAACAGTGTTCAAGAGTTTGAAGCTGATAGATTTAAGGAGTTGGAAGCCAGAAAGTACATTGAATCGGTAAAAGAGGAAAAAAAACCTACAAAAACCAAGGATATATTCAACGATTAACCTAATTTCAGACAAGTTTTCATGAGCAATTAGTTAATAATCCCCCGATGTTTCTACATTGGGGCTTTTTTTTGTACCTTTATCAAAACATTTACAATGGCAAAGGCGATAATTAATACAAGCACTCATATAGTTGCATTAAACAAAACATTTGCACCGGGTGAAGTGGTGGAAGCTGATTTGTCAATTATTGACAAGTTGGTAAAAATGCAACTTGCAACGGAAATAAAAGAGGAAAAGAAAGCTGTTACCCACAATAAAAAAAAGGAATATGAATAGAGTTATAGACGTTAGGCGTGTACCTATTGGCACTATTGTAGAACCTATTACGCTGCAAAAAGCTAAAGACTACCTACGCATTACCGACACTTCACAGGATGACTTAATTACGATGATGATTAAGGCAGCGCGTGAAGCGATTGAGAAAGCTACCGGCCTATCACTTATTCCGGTAACGGTAACGGCTGTAATAAATAATGAAGATGGGGGGATAGAATTACCTTACCCACCGGTAACG